GTGGTGACCCATGGTCAATTTATCTAGACCCAACAGGTAAACAAGGTCAAGCTGGAATTAAAGTTGACCTTAACCCTGGAGACATGCTTATATATTCTGGTTGTGAACTAGAACATTGGCGAGAAGAGTTTACAGGTAAAGACTGTGGACAAGTATTTTTACATTATAACAAATCATCATCTAAAACAGCAAAACAAAACTTATATGATAAGAGACCATTTTTAGGGTTGCCTGCTTGGTATAAAGACTTTAAATTACCTAAATAATATTGTATATAATAGTATGGCGGGAGATTCCACCACACATTCTCCTGCCTTATTATTAAGGATTTTTTTATATGTTACAAAAAGTACAATTTCAACCAGGGTTTAATAAACAAGTCACATCAACGGGCGGCGAGAGCCAGTGGGTTAATGGTGACAATGTTAGATTTAGATATGGCTCACCTGAAAAAATAGGGGGCTGGGCTCAATTAGGATCAGTTGACATCACTGGTCGAAATACTGCTATTCATCATTTTGTGAATACATCAGGTATTAAGTATGCAGTGCTTGGTACAAATAGAATATTGTACGCATATTCTGGTGGTATATTTTATGACATACATCCATTAAAAGCTACAACAACTTTAACATCAGCATTTACTACAACTAACGGATTAGCAGCAGTTACAATAACTTTTGGATCAGCACACAATATAAATAAAGGTGATATTATATTACTAGATAATTTTTCATCAATAACAAATTCTAATTTTGCAGCATCTGATTTTAATGATAAAAAATTTCAAGTTACAAGTTTACCCAGTTCAACTTCAATAACCGTTACAATGCCTTCTAATGAAGCAGGATCTGGAGCAAGCACATCTGGTGGTATTAGAGTAAAACATTACTATTCAGTTGGACCTGCAGTAGAAGTTGCATCAACTGGTTGGGGACTTGGTTCATGGGGCGGTCAAGAAGCTGGAACATTTACATCAACTTTATCATCAGGAATTAATGCATCGGTTACAACTTTAACAATGGCGAGTGCATCATCTTTTCCATCTTTAGGTACAGTTATTATAAACCAAGAAATAATTACTTACACAGGTGTAAGTGGTAATACTTTAACAGGTTTGACAAGAGGAGCATCAGGTACAACAGCAGCAATACATTCATCAGGAGATGAAGTAAGAGATTCCTCAGGTTACGCTGGTTGGAATACAGCTGTATCAGGTGACGTTGTGACAGCACCTGGTCTATGGTCATTAGATAATTTTGGTAACAAACTTATTGCAACTATAACAGGGGGTGAAAGTTTTGAATGGGATTCAAACCCAACAGCAGCAAATAATACTAGAGCAACAATTATAACCAATGCACCAACAGCATCAGAATTTAGTTTAGTATCAACACCAGACAGGCACTTAATATTTTTTGGAACAGAAACAACTATTGGAGATAAAGATACACAAGACCCTATGTTTATAAGATTCTCGTCTCAAGAAGATATTAACTCATACACACCTAGTTCTATTAATACTGCAGGTACACAAAGACTTTCAGATGGATCAAAGATTGTAGGTGCTATTAGAGGAAGGGACGCTATCTATGTTTGGACAGATACAGCATTATTTATTATGAGATTTGTTGGTCCTCCATTTACTTTTTCATTTCAACAAGTTGGTACAAACTGTGGATTGATTGGTAAGAACGCAGCCGTAGAAGTTGATGGTACTGCATATTGGATGTCAGAAAATGGTTTCTTTAGATACACAGGTAAACTAGAATCATTACCATGTCTTGTTGAAGATCATGTATTTGATGATATTAATACAACTCCTAAACAACATATTAACGTTGGTTTAAATAATTTGTTTGGTGAAATTATGTGGTTCTACCCTAGTTCTGGATCAGGTACCGTTAATAGAATGGTTGCTTATAATTATTTAGACTCAAGTAATGAAAGACCTGTATGGACTGTTGGCACATTAGCTAGAAGCGCGTGGCGAGATTCTGCTGTATTTGGTAAACCTCATGCAACAGAATATAGTACAAGTGGTACAACAGCTGCAACAGATTCTAATCATGTAGTAGGTTGCACCGATGGCACATCAACATACTTTGAACATGAAACAGGTTTAAATCAAATTAAAGAAGGTGCTATTACTGCAATCACTGCAAACATTGAATCTGGAGATTTTGATATAGGTTCTGAAGGACTTGGTGGTGATGGTGAGTTTATGATGAAAGTTAGAAGAGTTATACCTGACTTTTTATCACAAACAGGAGATGCAAGAATTACATTAAATTTAAGAGATTTTCCAAATGACACACAAGCAAGTTCTACACTAGGACCCTTTACAGTGACATCAGGTACACAGAAAATTGACACCCGTGCTAGAGCTAGATCTATTTCTTTAAAAATAGATAACACAGGTACAAGTCAGTTTTGGAAAGTTGGTACATTTAGATTAGACATACAACCAGATGGTAGAAGATAATGGCTAGAATTGTACAATCACTTACACAACCAAACGCAGAGTATGATCAACAAATACAACAATCATTTGTTAGAGATGTTGATGGTATAGTACAAAAACTAAATACTACATACCAACAAGATTTAAAAGACGAAGCAGAAGCGGAGGCATTTTTCTTTGGCTAATTCATTTATAAATAAAAAAGTAGACTTAACTACAACAAGTGCTACAACGTTATATACAGTGCCAACTGCTACAACTGCTATTATAAAATCAATACTAGTATCTGAGGATTCTGGTAATGCGGACACTATAACAGTTACAATAACAGATGCAGCTGCTGCTGTATTTAGTGTGTTTAAGACAAAAGCAGTGTCAGCAAATGCAACAATAGAATTACTTACAGCGCCTTTAATCTTAGAAGAAAGTGAGATACTAAAAGTGACTGCGGCAACAGCCAATAGACTACATGTTATCTTGTCAGCCTTAGAATCTAAGCCTAGAGAAGTTACAACATAGTCTTGATTTATCTACTAAAAACAGATAATAATATAAACTCAGGTACAATCCCTGCTTTAACCAATAGACAAAAATTATGATATCAAGAGGACATATGCGTAGACAATTAAGAGCTAGTGGTGGCATTACAAATGCTAGACAAGGCTATGGTATTGGTAGTTGGGTTAAAGAAAGAATTAGAAAAATTATTCCAAATGAACTAGCAAGTGTTGCAGTTAAAGCTGCACCGTTTGTTGCTATGCTACCAGGCTACGGGCCACTAGCAGCGGGTATCATGCGTGGTGTCGGAAGGTTTGATCAAAGAGGTAGCATTAGTGATGCACTTAAACAAGGTGTTGGAACTTATGCAGGTGGTAAACTTTTTGATAAAGGTATGCGAGGTCTTGATTTAAGGGGAACAGATGGTTCTGCATTTAAATCTTTAAAAGAATTACCAAGCAAGTTTATGGAAAAAGGTAGTGAGTTTATTAATAAAGGAATTAATACATTAAATAAATCTGGCACGACTGGAGAAATATTAAAAGGACAGTTACTTGTAGGAGGTGGAACAGCTATAGCATCTTTTATAGCAAGTCAGTTTGCAGAAGACCCACAGCAATCTGGAGAAAGTTATTCAGAATATATGGCTAGAAGAAAACCAGTAGTTGAAAAAAATTTAAAAATATATCTTAAACAAAGTAATCCAGGTATGTCACAAGAAGAATTAGATAAACTTGTTCAACAAAATTTAGCAGAATATGTTCAAGAAAGTAGCAGAACTAATAATAATAAAGGTGGTAGAGTAGGTTATCAAACTGGTGGTATTACAATGGCTAATACTCTTGCACAAAACATTGCACAGAACAGAGCAAATCAAGCAGCAAGAGCTAGAGAATTACAAATGGCAAGAGCAAGATTACCAGGTTATGTTGCAGCAGAAAAAGCAGTAGCACCAACTAAAGCTCCTATGTTAACACCTAGAGATTTAAATCCACCTTTAATAGATCAACCACCTCCAGTAAGAATACAACCAATACCTATTGATGCACCAACAAAAATAATTCAACCAATGCCTCCTATGGAAACTGATTTTTCTAAAGAAATAAATTGGCAACCAGGACAACCTGCTCCTGAAGGATTTAAAGTAGAAAAAATGTTAGGTGACGAATTTTTAGTACCTGATGATTCACAATACATGCCACCAACAGAGGAAGAATCTTTAATTGGAGGACCAGGTAGACCAGAAGATGATATGATTTTTACAAAACAACCTGTAGCACCAGATCCAAATATACCAATAGAAGAATCAATTGATGGACCTATGACAGACGAAGAAATTTTAGCAAAGAGAGAATTAAATCCACCTACTCAACCTTTCTTTCCAAGCTACAACGACCCTTTACCTCAAAATCAATTAATGTCTGGGTTTGAACAGTTTAAAAAAGATAACCCTGAAGTAATGCAAGGTGCTGGAACTCTTGCTATAATTCCAGCTACATTACCAGGTGGATATAGTTATGATTTTTCAGGTAGTTTAGAAGCAAATGCTTTTCGTAAATATCTAGAATCTATTGGACAGGCACCTTATCAAGGTAGAAGGCAACCTGGAGATCTAGCTAAAATAGGAGGTGGACTAGCTAAACTAGCAGGTGGTGGTAGAGTTGGCTATGACAAAGGAGATATGGTTTTACCTATGAAAAAACCGCAAGTTAATAATCCAGACCTTACATACTCAGGAACTGGAGATCCTACATACACAGGTAATAATTTAGACGATCTTCCAAGAGGATTACAAATAGACACAACTACTTCTAATCCTATACCTGATAATGCTGCTGAATTAGAAATAGCTGAAGTAGCAAAAATTATGATAGGTCCAGGTAGATCTGGAATTGG